CGACGATGAGCGCCACCAGCCTGCCCGACTTTCTTGGGCAAAGACACCTAGATGCCATTGCAAGCGGCGCCAAAGCCCGTTTGATGGCCATGCCTGGCGTGCCATGGACCAACACAGAGTTGTCCATTTACTACCGCGCCAATTTTGACAAAGCCATTTTGAACACCCGGATTGAAGAGGCGCATGACCGTGTGCCAGGAACTATTCGGGTGCAGCCACGCGCCTTCGGGTTTTAGTCTTCAGGAGTCATCATGACCATTTCCGCCGCCTCCCTCATCCATCGCGCCACAGATTTACTGCAAGACCAAACCAGTGTGCGCTGGCCCGCTAACGAGTTGGTGCGCTGGCTCAACGACGCACAGCGCGCCATCGTCAAGGTGCGCCCTGACGCGATGAACACCACGGCCACCATGACATTGGTTGCAGGGTCACGCCAAGACCTTGACAACGCCAGCCTCACACCACCTCCAGCCAAGCTGATTGAGATCACGCGCAACATGGCGTCCACCTCAACCAAAGGTGCGGTACGGCTTGTTCCTCGCCAGATTCTGGACGCGCAAACCCCAGGCTGGCATAACCTGTCTGGTTCGGTGAACATTTTGCATTACATGTTTGACTCACGCGACCCAAAGACGTTCTATGTGTACCCACCGGCTACTACTTCGGCGCAGCTGGAGGTGATGTATTCAGCTTACCCCACAGACATCGCTGAACCCGCAGATGGCGCGCTGCATACCGCTGTGGTTGGCAATATCAGTATGCCTGATATTTATTCAGATGACTTGCTCAATTTGATACTGTACCGGGCTTACAGCAAGGACAGTGACTATGCGGGCAACGCAGAGCGTGCAGCTGCTTACCTGAACATGGTAACGGCTTCACTGGGGGCTGAGATTGCCGCCACGATAGCAGTAGCGCCAAAGATGGCCATGAAGTAACCCAACTTTTTAATTTTTTTAGGAGATCACCATGTCACAGTTTTCAAACTACACGGAAACCAACATCATTGAAACAACCCTTCGTGGAGCATCTTTCCCAGTGCCTGCTGCAATTTATATTGGTTTGTTTACAGCCGACCCAACCGACGCCAACGTCACCGCCAACGAGGTCACGCTGACCGCATGGCCTGCCTATGTGCGCAAAGATGCTGCTGATGGCGGTTTGATTGCTACGGGCTGGACTGCATCGTCTAATGGTGTATCTACTAACGCCAAGGTGACGGCTTTCCCTACGAACAACGGCACTGGTAATGTGACTATCACCCACATCGGCCTGTATGACGCTGCCATGGGTGGCAACTTGATTTACCACGCGCCGCTGGTATCCTCCAAGACGCTGTTGCCTGGCGATGTGATCAGTTTCGGCATTGGGGCGTTGACTGTTACGGTCGCCTAATAGACGAAGGCAGCGGCTATGAATTTGTTTACGCTTAACGGGAGTGCCTTCAATGGCTACCGTTTAATCGCAGTAGTAGCCGCCTCCGCCTCGTTTGTTTGTGCCGCCAGCTTTAATGCTGTTGGCGCCAAAATGCAGGATGCGCTTGCGCCTACGCCTGGAACAGGTGGCTTTGTTGCGTCTGCAACGCACATCCAAAGTGCATTAGCCACACTGCCTTCCAGTAGCTTGTTTCATGCTAATGCGCAGCATATCAACTCGGCTCATGCTGACATAGCCTCCAGTGCAGGGCTGCAAGCCTTTGTGGTGCGCCGTCAGAATGGTATTGCCTACGCTACAGGTACGGCCACGATGGTGGCTATTCCAGCCTCTGTCCTAGCTTATTCGTTAGTCAGTGGTGATGCGCTGGTGGTGGTTGGTGCTACTAAGATTCAGCCGGGTAGATCAGTCGCAAGCACTGCCGCATTGGTTGATATTACTGTCACTCCAACGGTTACCCGTTATGTCCAAGCAAACTTGATCGCAGGTGGCGCAGTATTGCGGATTGAGCCTGCTATTAATGGTGAGGCATGGTCTTACGCGGATGTTCTGGCTGTTGCTGGCGTGTCTGTAGTGGCAGATGGATTGGTCATAAGACCGGGTGCGGCTGAACTGCTAAATAGCGCCACGGTGCTTGTCAAATCAACCCATATCAAGCCGGGTATTGCTGCCCCAATGGGGGTGTCATTGGTTGTGACCACAGAGCCGCATATCATCATTGGTGGTCTGGCTTTTATAGTTTGCGGTGGAGCTGCGCAAGCAACAGCTTTGCTGACCAGGATGGCAAACGCCAGTGCAATAGGCCAAGGCGGTTTGCAGGTGATAGCCAGCGTAAACCACGGGTCTAGCCGAGCCACAGTACAAGGCTTATCGACTGTTACTTTCTCAGGTAAGGCCATACGGTTTGCAGTGTCGGAGGTCATGAATGGTGTTGGTAAATGTAGTTCAGAGGCTATGTTGACCAAACTGCCAAGCGTCAACATCGCCACAACTGCAACCATACAAATCATTGGAACGAGAACAACAAATGCCGAGGTTACGTTTGACGGGTATGCCGTCATTCTTAATGCATTGGCAGACCAAACAATCCGGCTGGGTGGGGCCAGCATTGCAGCAAGCGCTGATGCAACTGCACAAGCACTGGCAACCAGGCAAGCAGGATGCAATCTCATCAGCGTAAGCGTTTTTCTGGCTGATGCGCAACGTAACGTGAATGCACTGGCTAATGTTGCAGGCACAACCACAGTGACTGTATTGGCTTTGACTAATGCCGACAGTTTTGATCCTGATGGTCGCACGTTTTATAGCCCACTGCGAGTGACTGAGTTCAGCCATGCATTTGTAGAAACAGAATTAAGGAGAGCCTCATGAATCTAGGAAACATCAATAAACAACCTGCTGAAAGATTCAGCTACACCATCAATTACGTGGATGCGCTGACCGCTGGAGATAACGTGGAAAGCGCCGTGGCAACTGTTTCACCAATAGGTTTAGTGATAGATGGTGTATCCGTGTATGACCCGAGAGTCAAGTTTTGGGTAAGCGGTGGAACCAGTGGCGTGTCTTATAAGGCAACGTTCACCGTTACAACGGCTGATGGCCGAGTATTCCAAGACGAGATTGTTTTTAAGATAAAGGAAATCTGACATGGCTCAGTTATTCAAAAACAATGTGTCTGGTGTCCTGAGCGCCCAACTGAGCGCCATCGGCATCAGTATGACATTGGTGGACGCAAGCAATTTTCCAGACCCTGCCACCGACTTCTATTCCGTCACACTGGTTGGGCTTAATAGCAACGGGCAGGAGGATACTTGGGAGGTTGTGAATGTGACTTCGAAAGCGTCCAACACATTGTCTATTACCCGCGCACAAGAAGGCACTACGGCTCTGCTGTGGCCTGCGGCAACAACTGTGCAAATGCGCCTTACCGCTGGCTTCGCAACCGAGATTGAGTCACACACCAACAGCTCCAGTAACCCGCACGCTGTTACAAAGACGCAAGTTGGATTGGGCAATGTCGACAACACCAATGATTCCGATAAACCAGTTAGCACAGCGCAGCAAAATGCACTGAACTTAAAAGCAAATATTGCCTCTCCTACATTTACAGGAACTGTAGGTGGTATTACAGCAGCTATGGTTGGTGCACCTACGGGTACGGGAACTTCGACGGGCAACAACACCGGCGATCAGGACTTGTCTGGGAAACAGAATGTTCTGGTGTCTGGCACCAATATCAAGACCATAAACGGCCAGTCTCTGCTTGGCGGTGGCGATGTGGCGCTAGCCAGCACCAGCCTATCCGGCAATACCACCATCCATGTCGGGCAAGTCATTGACTACACTATCACTAACTACAACTCGTTTTCTGAATATGTGGTGCAGGTTACCGCTGGCTCTGTCAGCCTGACGGGTGACACCATCAGCTTCACAGCTCCGGGTACAGCGCAGGCAGTTACGCTGACAGTAATCACGGACGGCGTGCCAACCGCTTTTGCGCTTGATGTGCTGGCAGCGGGCGTTGCCACACCAAGCAATGCCACGCCAACCAACGGCGCTACCAACCAAAACGGCACCGTCACACTAACCAGCAGTGCGTTTTTATGGCTGGGCTTGGCTGACACGCATCTCAACAGCGACTGGCAGCTGGCCACCGACGCCGGGTTTACCACGGTGGTGCAATCGACTACGGCAGACGCTAGCAATAAGACCAGCTGGACGGTATCCGGCCTGGTGGTAAGTCAAACCTATTACTGGCGAGTGCGCCATCAGGGCAACGCCAATGGCACGTCGAGCTGGTCAGTAGGCACTAGCTTTGTGACCAAGGCGAATTTTAGCGGGTTGATCGGCGTGTCGGGTACACAGGGTTTTGGTGTTGGTGAGTGCCCGACAGCAAGCTGGCTGACGACCCTGGCGCTCACTGCCATGACTGGCACATCGGACAAGGCTCATGAAAATTACGGCAACTACCAGCACACCAATGGCGGTATCTCAGTATTCATCCCAAAGTTCTACTATAAGTATGGCGACACGGCAGATTCTGCATATGCCACCTATGGCGCTAACACACTGAGCATTCGCGGGATTGAAACCTTCAGCGGCGAGGCGGCAGCCAACGTGGCAGGCTATGCGCTGCACCGGGCTTTTATCGACAACAACATCGAGCAGGTTGGGTTTTTTGTTGACAAGTACCTAGCCAGCAAAGACGGTACAAGCAGCTGCAAGTCGGTGGCGCTGGGTGTCCCAATCTCACTGGCAACATCGACCTCGTACACCAACTCAAACGGCATGACCGGCTGCACCGGCATCCTGGCTGACGCGGTGGTATTGGCGCGGGCGCGTGGCACTAACTGGAACAGCGAGCTGATCTTTCAGCGCGACGCCGTTGCCAAGCTGACACAGGCGCATGCCCAGCACGCTACCGGTGCAACCTACTGCGCATGGTACGACGCTGCCGGGACGACCAACTTCCCGAAGGGTTGCAACAATGGTGCGCTGGCTGACACCAACGATGCCACGGTGACGTTCATCTCCGCCGGAGACGCAGGAACAACGGCAAAGCCAAAGACCGGAAGCGCCTCCAACCTGGCTAAGACCACGCATAACGGCCAGACGTGTGGCATCGCCGACGTCAACGGGTCGATGTACCAGGCGCTGCTCGGGCTGACGCAGGCTGGAGTATCAGCCACCGATACCGCAGCTAACACCACCGGTACTGCTTTTGTTCTCAAACGTTCAGCCAAGCACAGCGCCCTGACGGGCGGGTTCGGCGCGGCTACCGATGCCTGGGGCACGGCAGCCAATCTGGCGACCAACTACGACTCAATCACCGGCTTCCTGCCGTGGCTTGCCACGACGGGACAGAACTATTTTGGCAATGGCGCCAACCAGGTATTCAGCGGCGCCACCACCGGCACGGATTACCTGCGGTCTTGCTGCGGTATCGGGGCACTGACGGGCATGAGCGCCACTGGCACCAGCCAATTCGGAAGCGATGGTAACTACCAATACGGCAGAGCCAACCTTTTTCCGTTGGCCTCTGGCAACTGGAACAACGCTGGCAGCGCTGGCGTGTTCTATCGCAACTGGAGCTACATCCGGTCCAACGGTGGCAGCAGCGTGGGCTTCCGGGCTTCCGCCTATGGAAATTGACTTGTGGATGGGGCGATAGCCCCATTTTGAGCCGAACAACACCATGAACATTAACCCCCAAGCTGCCATTCATCATAAATGCCGAGAACTCATCATGCTTTTGAACGTGAACCTCAACCACTTCCCGCGCCACGAGAAATACGGGCTGTGCCAGGAGTTGCTGAGGGCGGTGTACGGGGTGTTGGGTGGCATGGTGGAGTGCCAGAAGAAGTACCACAACAAAACCAGCCTGACAAAACTGGATGTGCAGCACGAGCAGTTGCGCGTGTTTATCAACTTGGCGTTTGAGATGGGCTATTTTGAGTACGAACATCACAAGAGAGCGCGCACGGCGAATGAAGCCCTACGTCGCTACACCGCCGTCTCGGTCCTGCTCAATGAGCTGGGCGCGATGATCGGCGGCTGGATTCGGAGTTTGCGGGTCACCCCGCAACCTGAGTAAGGGCGGGCCATTAACATGCTTTTTCCGTTGACCTCTGGCAACTGGAACAACGCTGGCAACGCTGGCGTGTTCTATCGCAACTGGAACAACAACCGGTCCAACGATAACAACAACGTGGGCTTCCGGGCTTCCGACTATCTCGCTTTCGCTGACCTGACATTGCTTACAGCAAACACTGGCGACATAGAGGTGGTTCCGTCCTGCATTCTGGCGAAATCTGCAAGGCCTGTCTTTTCCGTACCGCAAGGGAGCATCAGGCATGACTAAACGACACGGCCAACTTTTTGACGATATGTTTTCTCTGGAGGCGCTGCATGCGGCATACTTGCTGGCTCGCAAACGCAAGCGCAAGAAATCTGCCACGGCACGGTTTGAGCGCGATCTGGGCGCCAACCTGCAAGCGCTGCACGCCGAATTGCACGCTGGCAGTTACGCGCCGCGACCGTACAAGACGTTTGAGGTGTTTGAGCCCAAGCGCCGGCTGATCTATGCGCCGCACTTTCGCGACGTGGTAGTGCAGCATGCTATCTACAAGGTGATTTACCCGATTTTTGATGCGACATTCTGCCGCGAGAGTTACGGCTGTCGGGTGGGGCTTGGCACGCACAAGGCGGCAGACCGAGCGCAAAAGTTCCTGCGGGCTGCATCGGCTGGCAGCTACTTGCTGCAGCTCGATGTGCGCAAGTTCTTCTACAGCATTGACCGCGACATTCTGATGGGCTTATGGGCACGCAAGATCAAAGATGTCCGGGTGTTGAAACTGCTGAGCATGTTTGGCAACTACCCGGAGCCTTCTGGTATTCCGATTGGTAATCTGTTGAGCCAGCTGGCAGCACTGGTGTACTTGAACCCGATGGATCACTTCATCAAGCGTGACCTTGGCGTCAAGCACTATGTGCGCTACGTCGATGACTTTCTGGTGTTTGATCTGGCCAAAGAGCAGGCTCACGCCATGCGCCACACGATTGAGGACTGGCTGAAAGACAAGCTGCATCTGGAGTTGTCCAAGTGGATCGTGCAGCCTGTAAAAAGCGGGCTGAACTTTATCGGGTTTCGCACTTGGCGCAAGACCCGGTTTGTGCGCAAGCACACCATGTACAAGTTCAGCCGAAATCTGCGTGCCAGCAATGTGCCTTCCGTGGTAAGCGCGCTTGGCCACGCCCGCCATACCGCCACCTGGCGTCATTTTGTGCGTCGCATCCGGACTGAGCGCCCTGACCTTATTTCAAGCCTTCCATTTTCAACTCGCCTCAGTTTTCAAGGAGCTACCTATGCCACTGTTTAAGTACCAACGGGTCACGACACTCGGACCCAATGGAACAACACTCTATTTCCGAAACACTGAAACCGACCCACGCGCCACCGAGTTGGCTAATGTGGACGGCTGGCACTACGTGTTTGTACCGGACGCCACCGTGTTGCCAGCGCAGCCGGCCGAGATCAACTGGCAGGCGGTCACACTGGATGACGTGCTGCGCGAGCAGATCAAGTCCGCCAGCCGTGCGGTGCAACTAATCTCGGAGCAAATGCAACAAAGCATCCGAGACGCCTACAGCCTTGAGGATGAGCAATATTTTTCCCGCATCGGGGTTGGTGTGGCGCTTGGTGCTTACACCTTTCAGGCGGGCGAGATGGAGGCCTTGCTGGCATTTGGCGCGCATGTTGAGGCGGTGCGCCAATGGGGCCGTGCCGAGCGCGCAAAACTTGGCTTGTAACCATGATTTACCTAATCGCACTCATCGCCACAGCCGTGCTTTTGCGCGAGACAACCACGCTTGATCACTGGATAGCCTTTGACGCTTGGGTGCTGCGAATCTTAACGCTAGGCAAATCCAAGCCCGGTGAAACCATCAGCGCGGCAGCTTGGGATATGAAGCTGGCAGGCAAGACACGCGGGCACATCCTGGTGGCCGTGATCAATTGGATTTTTAAAGTCCGGCAAAAAGACCATTGCCGCCGGGCTTGGGAATGGCAACGACACCTTTACGAAAGCAAAATATGACTGATACAGATATGCCACAAATGGTTTTTAACGGCCTTTTTATCCTGGTTGGAGTATTCGGCGGGTACTACATGAACAGTATCAAGGACAGCATCAAAGCCTTGCAGGCCACTGACCGCGACCTGATTGTCAAGCTTCAAGGCATTGAGGTGCTTGTAGCTGGCACGTACATCAAGCGCGATGACTTTAACGATGTGATCAAGGCCCTATTCGCCAAACTAGACAAAATCGACGAGAAGCTAGATGCTAAGGCCGATAGATCGGGTTGCATTGCAATCCATGGGCGGACATCATGAAACAACTAACCGACCTGTACGCCGAGCTATGGCTTGAATGGTTTGATTTGTGGGGCTGGGCATGAGCTTACATGACAACTGGCAACACCTGCTGCGCAAGTCGTGGGCAGTACGCTGGGCTATCGCCGCTGGGCTATTGTCCGGCTGCGAGGTGATCTTGCCACTGTTTGTTGATGCCCTACCGCGCAACGTATTTGCTGGCCTGAGCATGGTGGCCGCTATGGGCGGTGTATGGGCGCGGCTGCTGGTGCAACCAAAGGACGGGCTATGAGCCGACTGACCAGCCGCAAGTTCATTTTGGCCATACTGACGCTTGCATCTGCGACCTGGCTGTGCTGGGGCGGGTATATTTTTGAGGGTGTTTATTCTGCCGTGGTCATCGCTGTATGCGGGGCATACATGACGGCCAATGTTTTTCAAAATTCTACTGAAACGAAAGGACAATCATGAAAGCTCTTATTTTGATTCCGGCGCTTTTGCTTGCGGGCTGTGCCAGCACCGAGTACGCCCAATATACCAAAGCAAATTCTGACATTGCTGTCGCAAAATCAAACAGTGATGCCGCACGTTACAACGCCCTTGCGCAGATTGCAAAAGACGGTGATGCCGCCTCCCGCGTAGCTGCCGTGATGGCGCTAGCCATGGGCGGCGGACAGGGAGCCACGGTGCAGGTGCAAGCCCCGCAACGATCTGAAGCACTTCAATGGGCGTCAATACTGGTGCCCGGTCTGACGCAGGCTTGGGCCATCAGTAAAAACGCTGACGTGGCGATGAACAGCAGCAACAATGCCGCCTCGACCTCGATTGCGACCACGCAGGGCTTTGTCAACATGGGTGGGAAGATTCAAGCGCCAGGGGTGCCGCAGGCCAACGTGAGCACTGTGACTAACACCGACAACTCGCAGGCGATGTCAGGTACAGGCGTGCTTGGGTCTGGCACCTACAGCACCGAAGCTAACCCGATCAACACGCCGGTGTTTGCGCCGGTTGTTGTACCTGATGTGGTTCAGGTTGTGCCTATTGTCAACCAGCCGGTTGTCGTACCTGACACGATCACACAAGCGCCCGTGATCATTACTCCAGTGGTTACTGCGCCATGATCAACAAGCGCAAAGCATCAGCACTGGTCATTGCTACCGCGCTGGCTATCCCTGCAGAGGGACTGCGCCAAGTGTACTTACATCAGCCCAAGCGCTTCAAGTTCAGTTGCTCCGCGCATGAGTCTGCTGTAAACGGTCTTGGAATTAACCCCGAGTTCCTTGCACCATTCAGCAAGAATCATTCTCTTGCCGCCATGCTCCACCCATCGTGCATCGCTCCTGACGTAAGAGGTTCTTTTCGGCGTGTTTCTGATATTAAGGCCAAGTGCTTCAAGCTCGGTCCACCCTCTCTGCAATCGGCTATGCACAGACCCAATATGCAGACCGAGTATCTCAGCCCATTCAATCATCGGCTTAGTTTGCCCATTGAAGGTGATTCTGTGGCTGTTGCGTCTGTTGCGCTGCTGATCAATTCGACTTACCCATTCGCAGTTGTCTTTGTTGTATCCAGAATTGTTGTCGATTCTGTCAATGGTGAACCCTTTAGGTGGCTGACTCATGTCTCGCAAGAAGTTAGAAAAGTCCATCCATTCGTCACACACAGTTATCCCTCTGCCGCCATAGTCGTCCCACTGCTTAAAGTTCTTGTTGGTACAGCGTTGAAGCATTGCGTCCCACACTTGGTAAGCCTTGGTTCCATGCCCACCATGCTTTGTGCTTCTTGCGGAAGACATCTCTCCAGCCAAACACCCGCAGCTCTTTGCCTTTCCAGAATTGAGGTTCTGAACTGGAGTAATTGTTGTGTTGCCGCAGGAGCACAGACAGCTCCACCGTTTGCCATCAGCTTTGGAGATAGTTGTAAGTCGGCCAAAGACCATCCCGGGAGCAATGGTTTGTCTGCTTTCCGCGTAACAAGCGTGGCAACAAAAAAGCCTATCCCATGTAGAGAACTTTGGACCCGAAAACGGAACCCCGCAATGCGCGCATGTTTTTGTGACTACAGGCATAAGCCCTCCAAAAAGTTGATAAAGGGATTATAACAGTATGGAAGCGAAAAATGTAGCAAAGGCAATGGCACTTGCTGTGGCGATAGCGATACCTGCGGAAGGAATTAGGCTTTCGTGGTACGCCGACCCGCCTGGTATATTGACCGTGTGCTACGGACACACCGGCGGTGTTGATAAAGCCAAACGTTACACGCTTGATGAGTGCAAGGCGTTGCTTAATAAGGACATGCTCCATGCGCTCGACACCGTTGAGCGTTGCCAGCCTGGTTTACCCACCGGGGTGCTTGCCGCGTTCGGTGATGCTGTTTACAACATGGGGCCTCGTATCGCGTGTGATGTCTCCAAGTCAACCGCAGCGCGAATGCTCAAGTCTGGTGATATCAAAGGGGCTTGTAATCAGCTCTCGCGCTGGAACAAGGCCCACATCCTCGGTGTAGCTGTACCACTAGCTGGATTGACAAAGCGCCGCGCCGCCGAAAAAACACTTTGCCTGGAAGGAGTCGCATGAATAGCAAAATCACCCCACCAGTTCGGAAGCGCATGGCTGCCGCCCACACGCTCAAAGAGCAACTCGCGCAGATCAATTTGCTCGAATCCGAGATTGCAAGGAAGCGCATTGACGAGAGCCTGTCGCGCATCATGCGTGAAAATGATAACGCGCTCGACATCAGGCAAGCAACACACCAGGGTGGGCAGTAATGAACTGTCTTGAGCACAGCCTCGATCAATGGCACCGACAGGGTGGCTATCTAGTGCTGCGAAAATCAACCCACTGGCTTGTCCCACATGTTTTGCACATGACCGACAAACATGAGCTGACGCACTACGCACCGCCAACAAACCTGCCGACACCACTGCATAGCTTATTCGGCTTCCGCGGCCGTGTGCTGGTTGATGACAACAACCCTGCCGAGCGCATGAGCAAGACGGGCATATTTTTTGGCACCTTGGCGCTGCTGGTTCTCGGCGGCGTGTGGGCTATCAAACGTGTACTGAGACCTATTTCATGATCAACCCCACCTTGATCATTGCCAGCGTGTCGGCCATCGCCTCAGCCCTGGCCGGTTTTGGCCTGGCTTGGCGGCTACAAACAGCAACGATTAACCAGATGGAGCTTGACAATGCAAATCAACGTATCAGCCTGCAACGCGCTGCAAGAGCAACTATT